ATTCTTCTCAATTGCTAATGCATTTGTCACATCTAGAATTGCCGGAGCACTCTTTCGAGAGCTGTCGCGGTGGGAGCAATCTTCAGGTACCCAATGGACCGTCCAACGTCTTAAGATGTTGAAATTGATCTTACTGGGTGCGAAGAAAGTAGATATGGATTCCGGTTATTTGACTGGAGCATGGGGTCATTTACTGACCTCACCATCTGTCTCTTTCAGGGGTAAGTTAACTCTTGTTAATGCTTATAAGGCATATACTTCAGATTTACCCTTACCTGGTCAGAGGGAAAAGTTTTATAACAGCGCGTTAAGTATCACTGCTGACCCTACATGGGTAAAGCTAGTTGGTATGACACATTACACTGTTCTAAACCGATGGTTGGCTGTACGTGATAACCGTGAGGTGATCAAGCACAGAGTTAATCTCAAACGTTCCCTTCTCATCAGGCCATTTTCACACCAAAAGAATACACCAAGTGGAAAGGGTTTTACCCAATTCCATGCAGGTGTGGCTTTGACGGATTTCTTGGCCAACCCATTATTCATGGATTGGTTGCCTAGTGAATCATCTTTGTTCTCAGATCTAAATGTTGTTTGGTCTATAGCCTCGGCTATGGAACCACTACCTGTTGATATGCCTGTTGGCAAGATACAGTACATTCAAGAACCTGGACTCAAACTTAGGGTCATTGCAAACCCAAACTATGCTTCCCAATGGTTCTTAGAACCATTAAAGGAGTTTTTGTTGCAGTATATCAGTGGTTTACCATCTGATTGCACGTTTGATCAGAACAAAGGGATCAAGAGAGTTCAAAGTCATCTTCGGTTGAAGAAGACTGCGTACTGTTTTGACATGTCTGATGCGTCTAATAACCTTGATCGTTATATTACTTTCAGGTATATTACCGCTATCACAGATAGAATCAAAGATGAAAATCTCCGAAACGACATGATTAAACTTGTCGAACTCTTCATGATTATTTGTGAAGGGAGTTGGATTACACCAGAGGGTGGTTTAACCACCTTTTCCAGAGGTACTCCACTAGGAACAGGACCATCCTTTCCCGCAATGAGTATAACTCACCACGCGATCCTTGGATTTCTAGGTGCGTCCCAAGAGGACTATGTCCTACTTGGTGATGACATCGTGATTTTTGAAGAACGCATCGCAGAAGGTTATAGATCAATTTTACAGAGATTGGAGATACCAATCTCTGAAGATAAATCGATCATTAGTAACTCTGTAGCGGAGTTTGCAGGTAAGATTATTACTAGTAACTCCATCTATCCTAATTACAAGTGGCAATCCATTAAGGATACCAATGTATTAGAAGTGCTACGTCTTAACGGTACGGAGTCCATTGATTGGATTCCTGTTAAGTTGAGACCTTTTGCTTTGGTTGTTGCCTCTATTCCGGTTTATTTAGGTGGTCTTTCTTGGACCATACCTAAACGTCACCGTTTCGAGGGTTTTGACACCATGCGTGAGTTATTGATTTCACGTGCTAGGTCTAATCCTAGCATCTGGTATCAGTCGAAGAGATCCCGTTATGACACAATCATGTCTCAGATACCTAGTATCACAGGACATGAGTGGTCTTATGGCCGTTTCCAAATAGAAAACCCGTACCCGAATGTACCCCACTATGTGGTAGTAGACAAGGATATCGATTTTCCAGGAAAGGAACACTACTTCGCCACATCTAACCCTAAAGCCCTCAGTTCATCCAGTTTAATACGGATAACTCGAGGCCTAGTAGACATGCATTAGTGATTG